GGCCAAACGCCTGCCGCGCGTTGCGGCTTTCCTGCGGAGTTGGTGAGATGCGGAGCAGCCACATGTTGAAGGTCGCTATCACCGTCGCCTCGGTTCTAATCGGATTGCCAGTGCTGGCACAGGACTGCGGCCAGGCGGCACGTCCGATTGATGAAGTCCTTAGTGTGTTGGCCGAAAAGTACCATGAGCTGCCACTTTGGACCGGCGAAGGCGCATCAAACGGTTTCACGGTCGTTTTGACCGTGGATCCAGACGGCGGCACGTGGACGCTGGTCTTCGTCAAGCCTGACCGTTGCGCGGCACCCGCGCTGGCCGGTGACAACTGGCTGAAGGGCACAAATCTAGCAGGGAAGGAAGGCTGATGAGCGCCGCACTGATTGCAATCGCCAAACAGGTTGGCGCGAAGGTTATCCACGACGTGCTGACCAAGAAAATCGGCAAGGAAAACGCCGATCTGGCCGGGAAGGTAATCGAAGAGATCGCCGTCCATGCCGGACTGACTGTCGACCAGGTTGACGCGGTGGCGGAAAAAGAGCCAGCCACGATCAAAGAAGCCATCCTCGCCGCAGAGCCGATGGCCGTCGAGATGATCGCGCTCTACGCCCAAGGCCTCGAAGGCCAGTTCGCCCTGCTGCAGGCCGAGCAAAAGGAACCGTGGTTTGCCTGGGCATGGCGACCGATGTGGATGTATGGTCTGCTGTTACTGTGGTTCTGGGCCTTCTTCGGCCTCCCGCTGCTCAATGCCATAGCGCAGCTGGCCATCGCCCCGCCTGACATCGTGATCCTGATGCAGCTGACTGGCGTGTTCCTTGCCCTCTACATGGGCGGTCACACAATCAAGGACTTCGTCGCCAAGCGCTTCGAGGCGGGTGAGACGAAGTGATGCTCGATCTAGCCCCAATCGTCGCTTGGGCGGCTGCAATTGCCACCCTGGGCGGCGCGGGCGGTCTGATCTGGAAGCTGTTCTGGGCGGGGTCCGGATCGAAAGCAAATGGCGAGAAGCTCGACAAGCTGGCGCTGACCGTAGGCAACCTGTCCGACCGGATGAAAACGCTTGAAGACGAATTCAAGCACATTCCGGATGCCAAGTCATTCCATGCCATCGAACTCGCCATGAAGGGCATGAGCGGCAAGATGGATGTGATCGAAGAGCGTCTGAAGCCGATTGCAGGCATCGCGGAACGGCTGCAGGAGGTTTTGCTGAACCGGGGAGACCGCTGATGGCAACGTTTGGCGAAGAGCGTGTCGGTGTCAGCTTCAATCCCAGCGGCAATCCGCAGGTGAACGATATCAAGGGCACCGCTGCGATCCTGATCAACATGATCAAGGCAGTGCCCGGCGGCCATCCAGAAATCGAACGGCTGAAGGCGCTCGCCATGACCGCCGCTGAAGAAGCGGCCATGTGGGGTGTCAAGGCGGCAACCAAGAAGGTCGGAGAATGACCCGGACTATGGAAGACATCGTGCGCGAACAGGCGCGTCTGATCGTCCTGAAGGCGCTGGCCGAGCAGGTGAACGAGACCCTGAACTCCGATCTGATGCGCGCCGAACTTGCGGCGGCAGGGATCAACAAGCCGCGCGAGTGGCTCCACGACCAGTTGCAGTGGCTGAAGGCGATGGAAGCCGTAACGCTGATCAGCTTCGGCACGATCCTTGTGGCCACCTTGACCGAAAAGGGCGCGCAGCATTTGCGCCGCGAGATCAGCATCGAGGGTATTCAAAGGCCATCAAGGCCGGGAGGCTGACATGGCATCAGGCCGCACGACACGCGGGCAGCTGAGTTCGTTCGACCGGCTGCCGCGCGAGGTTGACGATATCGTCGCCTGGGCGGCAACCGCGCTGCAGGCGATGGAAGAGACCCAGACCGACATTTACGCCGAGTTCGTCACCAGGTGCGAAACGCGGATGAAAGAATACCGGGGCGAGCTGGAGTTCGACATCCCGTCGTTTTCGAGCTTCAACCGGTACTCAACCCGTCAGGCGGCGATGACGGCCCGGCTGCGCACCGCGCGCGAAATCTCGGCCGCAATGGCCAAGACCTTTGACAACCGCACGTCCGACGATCTGACGTTGATGGCGGGCGAGGCGATCAAGACGCTGGTCTGGGAGCTGCTCGGCAATGCCGGTGAGGCCGGGCTGTCGTCCAAAAATGCGATGGAGCTGGCCGGAGCGCTGAAATCGGTCACGCAAGCCCAGCAGGGCAAGAAGTTCGATGAGGAAGTGAAAGAGGCCGTCGACAAGGTCGCCAAGGCCAAAGGGCTGTCGGCTGAGACCGCCGAGCAGATCAAAGCGCAGATCCTCGGGGTGAAGTCATGAGCGAAACCAAGGTCACCCCTGCGCACCTTGAGCTTCCCGGTTTGATCGGGTCCTGCTGGACGCACTTGAAGACGGGCGGAATTTATCAAGTCGTTTCGGTCGCCAGGATCGAGAAAGACCTCGTCCCTTGTATCATCTACGCGCGCTGGCGCGACCCATTGGCCGAGCTTTGGGTCCGCCCCGCATCAGAATTCCTTGACGGTCGATTTGTTAGATTGCCGGCCTCGAGGCATCCCGCATGAACGCCACGCCCAACACCGCTCTGCGCCCCGGCTGGCGATACGGTTACAACGAGTTCGAGGACCCGGTCTGGATGCGCGAAGTCGATGGCCTGCGCTATGCGGTCTGGATCCATCCGACCCTCGGCGTCAGAACCTCGGTCATTTACGGCGGTCTTCAGCGCGCCCTGGGCGGCGCTCCGATCAGGTCGCAGGATGTGATCGAGCACATGACCTTTGCCGAAGCCTGGCATGACGGCCTGATGCACATTCCGCGACCGGAGCAGCCAGCGATCCTGATGGATGCAGGAATGCATCGTCTGGCTGGGGCATTGTGAACGCGATCACCAAAGCGGACTGGGAGGCGCAGCGGCGCGCATCGCTCGATGCCGTTCCGCAAATGGCGCTGTCTGGCAAGCTGCCCGAGGTGCTCTTGCCCTATCAGGGACTGACGGTCGGCCTTCTCGACAGCACCGCAGTCAACCGCGTCATCATCATCGAGAAGTCGCGCCGGATCGGTCTCACCTGGGGGCTTGCTGCAGCCTGTGTTCTGCGCGCGGGCCGGATGAAAGTCGCGGGCGGGATGGACGCGATGTACATCTCCTACAGTCAGGAGATGACCCGCGAATTCATCGACGCCTGCGCGATGTGGGCCCGCAATTTCAACTTTGCGGCGGCCGAGGCTGAAGACTTCCTGTTTGACGACAGCGACAAGGACGGGGACCGGTCGATCCAGGCATTCCGCATCCGCTTTGCATCGGGCTTTGAGATCATCGCCCTGTCTTCGGCCCCGCGATCCTTGCGTGGCAAACAGGGTCTGGTCGTCATTGACGAAGCCGCGTTCGTTGACAGCCTGGCCGAGCTGATGAAGGCTGCACTCGCCTTTCTGATGTGGGGTGGTCAGGTCGTCGTCTGCTCGACCCACAATGGGACTGACAACTATTTCAACGAGTTGGTTCAGGACTGTCTGTCAGACCGCAAGCCTTACAAGCTTGTCCATATCGACTTCGATGCGGCCCTGAAGGACGGGCTTTATCAGCGCATTTGCCTTGTCACAGGCAAGGATTGGTCGCCCGAGGCCGAGGCCGACTGGCGGCAAGAGATCATCGACTTTTATGGCGACGGAGCAGACGAGGAGCTGTTCTGCATCCCCGCGCAGGGATCCGGAGCCTGGCTGACCGCGCCGCTGATCGAGGCCCGGATGACCGTGAAGCGGAAAGTGCTTCGACTGGAACTGCCTGCCGACTACCTCCATCTGCCACGTGTCGAGCAGATGGGGCTGATGGATCCGTTTCTGGCAGAGCTGCGCGCGGCACTCGATGCGTTGGACCTGCAACACCGTTACGCATTCGGCTTCGACTTCGCCCGCGTTGCTGACCTTTCGGTCGGATCGCTGGTGGCATTAACGACGCTTTTAAGGCGCGTTGAAGAGCTGACATTCGAACTGCGCAACGTGCCTGGTGACGAGCAGAAGCTCATCACCAAGACGGTGCTCGACCATGTCCGCGAACGCCTGGTCGGCGCGGCCTTTGATGCCACCGGCATGGGCTGGACAGTCGCCGAGGACATGGGCCGGTTGTTCGGCCTGCGCGAGGGCGATGAAGGCTCCGGTGTCGTCATGGCGGTCAAGTTCAGCGAAGAGTGGTACCGGGTCAACATGCCGCCGCTGAAGGCTGCGTTCGAAGACGACACGCTTGCGCTGATCGTTGACGACGAGCACCTGACCGACCTGCGTTCGGTCAAGGTCGTGCGCGGTATCCCGCGCGTGCCGGTCCTGCGCGAAGGCACGAAGGGCAAACGTCGCCACGGCGACTTCGCCATCGCGCTGGCGCTGGCGCATTACGCAAGCCGGATGCAGTGGGCCGAATACGCTTACACACCCGTCGTTTCGGCGAAGGCCCGCCCATCTGGTCGCCTGTCCGACCTGCCCAATCATGACGATGATGCGGCCTCTGGCCAGTTTGGCGGCGGACTTCGCCGCAGTGATTTCGGAGGATATGTCTGATGGCTTTGCTGGACCAATACGGCAACCCTGTGAAGCGCAGTGAGTTGCTGAAGGAACAGGCCGGGCCGACCATCACCGGCGTGCGCAGCCCAATTTCTGGCTATCCGGCCAACGGGCTGGATCCGGAGCGCCTGGCATCGATCCTTCAGGAGGCCGATCAAGGCAACCCGCTGCAATACTTCGAACTGGCGGAGCTGATCGAAGAGCGTGACCTCCACTATGTCGGCGTGCTCGGCACCCGTAAGCGCAGCGTTGTGCAGATCGGCCTGTCCATCGAGGCGGCAAGCGACGACCAGGCTGACTTGGACCATGCGGCCTATATGCAGGGATGGCTCGAACGCGGCGAGCTGGACGAAGAGCTGTTCCACCTGCTCGACTGTCTCGGCAAGGGCGTCTCATTCGGTGAAATCCTTTGGGATACCTCGTCGGGCAGCTGGTGGCCTCAGGCAATCGAGTGGCGCGATCCCCGCTGGTTCCGCTTTGCCCGCAACAACCTGCGCACGCCTGTGCTGATTGGCGAGGGCGGGCAGGACATGCCGCTGACGCCCTTCAAGTTCATTCGCGGCAACATGCAAGCGAAGTCCGGTCTGCCAATCCGGGGCGGGCTGAGCCGGATCGCTGCATGGGCCTACATGTTCAAGAAGTACACCGAGCGCGATTGGGCGATCTTTACGGCGACCTATGGCCAGCCGATCCGGGTCGGCAAATACGGAGCCGGTGCATCAGAAAAGGACAAGTCGGAACTGTTCCGGGCGATTGCCAACATCGCGGGCGACTGCGCAGCGATGATCCCGGCCAGCATGGAAATCGAGTTCGTCGAGACCAATGCCGGTGCGACGTCTGATGGCCTCTATCAGAAACGCGCCGACTGGTATGACAGCCAGATCTCGAAAGCAGTTCTGGGCCAGACCGCAACGACCGATGCAAAGATCGGCGGGCTGGGATCCGGCAAAGAGCATCGTCAGGTGCAGGAGGACATCGAACGCGCCGATGCCAAGCAACTGGCTGCGATCCTCAACCGCGACCTGATCACGCCCTGGGCGAAGCTCGAATGGGGTGAGGGCGTCAAGCCGCCGGTGCTGAAGATCGAACGTCCGGAGCCGGAGGACATCAAAGCCATGGTCGAGGCGGTAGCCCAATTGGTCCCGCTTGGCCTGCGGGTTGGTGCGAAGACCATGCGCGAGAAACTGAAGCTCCCGGAGCCCGCCGAAGGGGAAGAATTGCTGGTTTCAACGCCTCAGTCGGAAACTGCACCCTCGACCGGGCCTCAAGTCCTTCCATTGAAGGCCGCTCTTGCGAATTTGAAGGGGGGAACGGCTCCGGTGGGGCGGATGGCGCTGAATTCGGCTTCATCCCCTCCAGCGGCGATTTCTGGGCCTTCAATGGTTGCAGAGGCTTTGGCGATCATGATGGCAGCAAGAGCCGACCCTGAAATTCGCAAAATGAGCGATCAGATCGCAGCGATGATTGCCGCCGCCGACAGCATCGAGGAGTTGCGCGAAATGATCGCGGCGGCTTTTGACCAGGTCGATACGACAGCACTCAGTCAGGCGCTTGCCGAAGGCATGGAAGCCGCCCATCTCGCGGGACGCGCCAGCGTGGAGGGCGAGCGTGGCGGGGATTGAAGCCATACTGCGGCTGCCCTTCGTCCGCCAGATCGTCGCCTTCCGGATCAGACTGAAGAACCGCGTCCCGACTGGTAAATGGGATGACATCACCGGAACCGCGCATGACCGCGCGTTCATGGTCGCGGGAGCGGTCAAGGCCGAGCTGCTCTCTGATCTCGCGACGGCGGTCGACAAGGCAATCGCTGAGGGCACGTCACTCGAGGAGTTCCGGCGCGACTTTCGGGCGATTGTCCAGGCGAACGGCTGGCATGGCTGGACGGGTGAGGGAACCAAAGCAGGCGAGGCGTGGCGCACCAAGGTCATTTATCGTACCAACTGCTCGGTCAGCTACGCGTCCGGACGCTGGGCGCAGCTGATCGAGGCGGGATTTCCCTACCTCGTCTATCGGCACGGCAACGCGCTTGAACCGCGCCTTCAGCACCTTGGCTGGGATGGTCTGATCCTGCCGCCGGATCATCCGTTCTGGATCCAGCACGCGCCGCCGAATGGCTGGGGCTGCACCTGCTATGTCGTGGGCGCGTTCACGATGGCGGCTGCAATTGCGCTCGGCGGTAAGCCGGGTCTGAAGCTGCCTGACAACTGGGATGCGATCAATCCAAAGACCGGCGCGCCGGTCGGCATCGACAAGGGCTGGGGCCATGCGCCTGGCATGGGGATCAGTGACCTGGTCAACAGTCTGGCGAAGAAGATCGACGGCTGGCCACCTCAGGTCCGGGCCGACTTCCTCAAGTCGCTGCCGGAGAACATCCGCCGCTTCACCGACGAGCTGATGACAGGTGGCTAACACGTTCGACATCAAGGTCGATGACGCCGACGTGCGAGCGGCTTTTGGCCGCCTGAACGCCGCGCTGAACAATCCGTCCGGGATCCACGCGCAAATCGCCGAGTTGCTCCTGCAGCAGACCAAGGACCGGTTTGCCAAGGGCGTGTCGCCAGAAGGTCAGCGCTGGCTTCCGAAGTCGTTGGCGACAATCGAAGCCCAGCGGCGCGGCGACGGTAAGAAGCGCAACAAGACGATGGACACCCGTCCGCTCTTCGGCCCTTCAAAGCGCCTGTCCAACGAGATCCTTGCATTCCACGGGCGGGACGCGGCGGCAGTCGGCTCCAACATGATTTACGCCGCCGTTCAGCAGATGGGTGCAAAGAAGGGCGCGTTTGGCGCAACCAAGCGCGGATCGCCGATCCCGTGGGGCAACATTCCGGCCCGGCCGTTCCTCGGACTGGGTCGGCAGGACAGTGACCAGATTGTCAGCGTCCTCGGCGACTGGTTGCAGCAGATCATCGCGGGCAAATCCGGGGCTTGACGGAACGACCCCGCGCGGGCCAGCCTGTGATACCCCAATTCACGCTTTCCCCGCACACCCGTGCGGGTGTTTTCGCCTCTGCGCGCCGGGCATTGTTCCCGCATGTCAAAACGCCTCGACACTGCTTTCGGCCTTGGGATCGCGCTGCAATCAGCGCAGGACGGTCTGCCGACGCATATTCATCTGCTCCCGAAGGGGCGGATCGAGACGACGGACACCCGTGGTCCCTATTTTGCGGAGAACCTCGATGAAATCGTAAGCGCCTCGATGATGGACTTGAAAGATGGCCGCTTGGTCGTCGATCTGAACCACTCAACCGATCTGTCCGCCCCTAAGGGCGGCGAAGCACCTGCTGTCGGCTGGATTACGGCGCTGCAAGCCCGCGAGGACGGCATCTGGGGCGAAGTCGAATGGACCGCCTATGGCTCTGAGCTGGTGAAGGGCAAAGCCTATCGCTTTGTGTCGCCAGTCGTCGGCCACGGTCGCACCGACAAGAAGGTCTCGCGGATCCTGCGGGCCTCACTCGTCAACAATCCCAATTTCCGCGACATGGTCGCACTTCATCAAGAGGAGAGCGCAATGGCGCTAAAAGACATGCTGGCCGAGTTGCTCGGCCTGCCCGCCACGGCGTCCGACGAGGACGTCACGGCAAAGGTCAAGGATCTGCTCGGCAAGAAGCCCGACGAAGCCCTTCCCGCACTGCAATCGGCTATGTCCGAAATCAGCGTCGCGCTCGGCGTGGCACAAGGCGCAGAGGTGGCCAGCATCATCGCTGCAGCGAAAGCCGCAAAGGCCAGCACTGCACTGCCTGCAGAGATCACTGCCTTGCAGGCGGAAGTCAGCACACTGACGACGGACCTCAACGCAGAGCGCGATGCACGCAAGCGGGAGCGGGCCGAAGCCTATGTCGATGAAGAGATCAAGCGCGGCCGCGCCGGTCTGAAGCCGAGCCGTGATCGTTTCATCAGCATGCACATGGCCGATCAGGCCGGTGCCGAAGCGATCATCGGCGCGATGCCGGTGCTGAACGGCGAAACCGTTCTGCAGGCTGCGCAGACCGCAGAAGACGGTGTCAGCCTGAACGCGGCCCAGATCGAGGTCGCCGATCAGCTTGGCATCTCGCACGCTGACTTCCACGCCGCGCTCGCGGCAGAAACCAAGAAAGGCTAACGGCTATGGCTCCACTGACCGAAAACCGCTCGACGCCGCAGTTGGCCCCGGCTGATGTCCGCACCGGCCTGCTTGGCGCATCGCAGACGATCTACCAAGGGTCGCTCCTGATGCGAAACGCGTCGGGCCACCTGATCAAGGGCGCTGTCGCCACCGGCTCGTTCGGCGCGGGTCGCGCCGAGAGTTCGAACGTCAGCGTAGGCGCTGGCGTCACCGTCCAACCGTTCCGGGAAGGCGTCTTTCGCTTCGCCAACTCGTCAGCGGGCGATTTGATCGCAACCGCCAACATCGGCGCGACTTGCTACATCGTCGATGACCAGACGGTGGCGCTGACCAACGGTACCAACACCCGCTCACCGGCAGGGATCATCTACGACGTGGACGCGCTCGGCGTCTGGGTCCGCATGGATGAAGCCCTCGTCCGCGCAGCCCTGTCGTAAGGAGCAATCGACATGATTATCAACAACGCCGCCCTTCAGGCACTCCGCGTCGGGTTCAGCCTGGAATTCAAGGGCGCATTCGACGCCGTGCCGAAGATGAAGGACAAGGTCGCAAAGACCGTCAAGTCCACGACCGCCATGAACACCTACGGCTGGCTGAAAAGCCTGACCGGCATGCGCGAATGGCTTGGCCCCCGTCTGATCGACAACTTGTCGGAAGCGTCCTACACGCTGATCAACAAGCATTTCGAAAAGACAATCGCGGTCAACCGGAACAACATCGAGGACGATAACCTCGCCATGTATTCCGACGGGTTCTCGATGATGGGCGACGGCGCTGCTCGCCTCCCCGAAGAGTTGGTCTGGGGACTGCTGAAGGCCGGGTTTGCGACCAATTGCTGGGACGGCCAATATTTCTTCGATACTGACCACCCGATCATGCTGGCCGATGGCTCAATGACCACCTACGCCAACACTGACGGCGGTGGCGGCACCCCGTGGTTCCTGCTCTGCACGAACCGGCCCCTGAAGCCGATCATCTACCAGGAGCGAAAAGCCCCGGTCTTCACAGCAAAAGACAAGGCTGACGACGACAATGTGTTTGATCGCAACGAGTATGTTTACGGCGTCGATATGCGCTGCAACGTCGGCTACGGCCTGCCACAGACGGCTTGGGGGTCCAAGCAGACCCTGAACGCTGCCAACTATGCGATTGCGCGGGCGGCCATCGCCAGCTTCAAGGCAGATGGTGGCGCGCCGCTCGGTCTGGTGCCGAACCTGCTTGTCGTCCCGCCGTCACTCGAAAGCGCCGGTCGCCAGCTGCTCAACAGCGAATATGGCGCGGCTGGTGTCACCAACGAGTGGAAAGGCACTGCAGAGCTGCTCGTGGTTCCGTGGCTCGCCTGACCTGACCCTGGCGCCCCTGGCGTCGGCTCTTTCAGAAGGGGCGGCAACCTCCGCCCCTTTCAAAGAACCGATGGAGGCCGTGAATGGCAAGACAGAAAACCAAACCCGTCACCACGGCAGCAGCAAAGCAGCCGGTCGAAACTGTCGTGGAGCAGCCGGTCACTCCTGCTGTCAAAACTGACGAAGAGGCCCGGCGTGCCCTGACTTCCGGCGAAGGTGGCCATCCCGCAGCGCAGCCAGTCAGTCCGCCCCTGGATGCGTCACCGCCTGACGCAGATGGAAGCGGTGGCGGCGGATCGTTGACGCCACCTAGCGACCCCACTGCTGGCGACAAGCCGGTCACCGATCCGTTTGAACTGGCCGTGAAGCAGGGTGATGCAGTGCTCCAAAGCCTCAGTGGCGGCGAAGGCGCTGACACGATCAGCCCGGCCACGCAGACCACTGTCGGCGAGATTGCCGCGAACGCCGTTGAGGCCGTCAAATCCGCCACCGAGGCTTTGGTGAATGTTCTGACGATCACTGTTCGTGGACCGGCCAAGGGCCGCTGGCGTGCGGGTCGGCATTTCACACCGGAACCGACCGTCATCCCGCTGACCGATCTGACTGAAGACCAGGTCGCGGCGCTCGACGCGGATCCGGAACTGACCGTCCTGCCCGCCGCAGATTGATAGCTCTTCCGCGCGCTGACCCCAAGCGGCCGCGCGGAGGTCCCCAGTCCGGCGGGAAATGAACCGCCCGCCGGGCACGAAATACCCCGAGAGGGAGGCGCGCCGATGAACAGCGCCAGCCGGGGGGCCAAGGGGGCCTCCCGGCATCCGAACAGAAGGAACGACCGCTTTGTCCTACGCCAGCCAATCAGACCTGATCGACCGCTTCGGCGAGCCGATGCTGATTGGTCTGACGGATCGGGGCGCGGTGGCTGTCGGCGCGGTGGTTGCGGGCATCGTCACCCGCGCGCTGGACGATACAGACGCGATGATCGACGGCTATCTGGCCGCGCGCTACACGCTGCCGGTGGTTTCAACGCCGCCCGCGCTGCGAGATCTGGCGATCTCAATTGCGATCTACAAACTGCACATTCATTCGCCTGACGAGAAAATCACCAAGGACTACAACGACGCGATCAAGACGCTGGAAAAGATCGCTTCAGGTGCGATCCGCCTGCCGATTGCCGGTGTCGAACCTGACGTTGCTGGCGGTACCGGCGTTCGCGTCACGGATCGCGAACGGCCGATGAGCGCTGACAAGATGAAGGGGCTGATCTGATGTCCCTCACGTCACTGGTGAAAGCGCGCCTGGAAGCGATGGTTCCCGAGCTGAAGGGCCGCGTTCAGGGCGCAGCCGACATGGCGCGGATGCTCGCGGATGGCGCGACGCCGACAGCTCCCATCTCGGCTTTTGTCGTTCCGATGGGCCTGCTGCCTGAACAGGCCGACAGCATGACTGGGGTCTACACCCAGATGGTCGGTGAAAACATCGGCATCCTGCTGGTCCTGCGCTCGTTCGGCCAGCCCTCAGACCGTGCCGAAGTCGCCATCGAGGATCTGATCGAGCGCGTCTGCAACGGCGTGCTCGGCTGGGGTCCGGATGACGCTGCGGGTGTCGCCACGCTTGTTTCAGGGGAGATGCAGCCGGTCCAGCCAGGCGGGCTGATCTCTTACCTCCTGACCATCCAGATCAAAGATCAACTGAGGATCTTCACATGAGCAATTCGAACCCCGTGCCAGGCATTGGCGGCAGTTTCATCCGCCAGAAGGACGGCTCGCTCGTCCCAAACCTGGACGATCCTGAAATGGCCGCACGCGCTGCTGCTGTTCGGGCAGCCGTCCAACCGGAGACCGAGCCAGAAAAGCCCGCGTCCAAGCCCAAATTGAAGGAGGCTTAAATGCCGATTTACTGGCGCAAAAAGACCCTGCTCGCAAAGATCGAAACCGTCTATGGCACCGATAGCGTGCCGGTCGCCGCGACGGACGCGATCCTTGCCAAAAACGTCAAGCTCTCGCCGATGGAAGGCTCGGATGTCAGCCGAGAGCTGGAGCTGCCCTATATGGGTCAGCAGGGCACGATTGCTGCTGAACTGCATGCGAAGCTCGAGTTCGAGACCGAACTCGCCGGGTCTGGTACCGCCGGAACCGCGCCTGCGTGGGGCAAGCTTCTGCGGATGTGCGCTTGGGCCGAAACCATCGTCGCCGTGACGTCGGTCACCTACAACCGCGTGAGCGACAACCATTCGTCTGGCTCGATCTATTTCTTCATCGGCAGCACGCGGTATGTCCTGAAGGGGTCGCGCGGCAACGGTACCGTCACGATCAATGCGCAGGGCATCCCGGTCATTAAATGGGTCTTCACGGGCCTGTTCAGCATTCCGACCGAAGTCGCGCCGTCGGCAGCGACGCTGACCGCCTGGAAGAAACCGCTGATTGCCAGCAACGCAAACACGCCGGTCTTTACGATGAACGGCATTTCGCTGGTCTTGCGCGATTTCAGCTACGAGATGGGCAACAAGGTCGAAGGCCGCTTCCTGATCGGGTCCGAAGGCATCCTGATCACCGACATGGAAGACATGCTGAAGGCGCAGGTCG